CTGATCCTCTTTACCATTGCCATAAAATATTACAATTATGGCATCTAAAAGCACAATTAACAAACGTGTAAACATTTACATCAACGGCCGGGAAGTCAGCAATGACATAAAATCCATCCGGACTGAAATGCAAAAGGCAGTCAATGATATTGCCCGTATGAAACGCGGCAGCGATGAATACAACGCGAAAGCCAAAGAAATCCGCACCCTTAAAGCCATTATCCAGGAACACAACCAGCAACTCCGGACAACGGAGCAACGGTGGTCTTCTCTAAATAACGTTGCCAATGGCTTAAAGAAATATTCCGGTATTATTCTTTCTTTTGTTGGTTCGCTCACCGGAGCAACATTAGGTTTTCAAAAGTGTGCCGAAGAAGCTGAAAAATTTGAGGAAAATTTGGACAACCTTTCTGCCCTGACCGGACTGGGAGGGAAAAATCTTTCCTGGTTAGGCGATCAGGCAAAAGAGATGTCTGTAAAAACAACAGAGTCCGGAATAAAAATCAAACAATCGGCAACTGATATTCTGGACGCCTTCACAAAAATAGGATCACAACGGCCGGAACTGCTCAAAAACAAAGAAGCTTTGGCTGCCGTAACGGAAGACGCTATTATTCTCAGCGAAGCTGCAAAGATAGAGCTGGAACCGGCAACAGCATCCCTAGCTAATGTCATGAATCAGTTCAATGAAAAATCTTCCTCCAGTCGCAGGATCATCAACGAACTAGCCGCGGGGTCTCAGACCGGTTCGGGAGATATCCAGTATCTTTCCAATGCAATAGAAAAATGCGGTACCTCTGCCTACCTCATGGGTATGAAAACCAATCAGACAATCGGTGTAGTCGAAGCTATTGCCCCGAAATTCAAAGATGCATCTCAGGCCGGTAACAGCTTTGACAAGGTATTGCTAACAATGAAAGATAAACAAATCGGTTATCAGTCCGGCCTGTTTAACATGAACGATGCATTGGATGAACTTCAAACCAGATTTGCTAAAGGGGAAAAAGCATCCGACCTTTTTGGAAAAGAACACGCGAAAATGGCTGAAGTTCTCGTTATGGCTAAAGATGATGTAATACGCTATACTGAGGCTGTTACCGGAACGGACAAGGCGTTGGAACAAGCAGCAAAAAATACGAACAACAGGGCAGCCAAACGCGCTCAGGCCATGAATCGTCTTAAACTGGTGATGATTGATCTCGGAGAAAAAGTAGCTCCGGCAATCACCATGGGAACCAATGCGTTCACTTCTTTCCTCACTTATCTTTCAAAAGCCCCGACGCTCTTCCGGGAAAACAAACAGCTTATTCTTGCTCTGGCTACTGCTTTTGTTGTCCTTCAGGGAAAAACTATTCTTGCTACGCTAGCTTCCATGAAAAACCGTGCAGCACATCTGCTCGAAGCTGCTGCAAAAATGAAGAATGCAACGGCAACAGCCTACTTAAATACCTATGCAGAACAATACAGGATGACTCAAGGAAACGTTTCCCGGGGAGTGTTGAAATTGCGGACTTCATTTTCCTTACTTTGGAAAACAATTGTTGCTAATCCAGTCGGAGCAATAGTTACAGGAATATATGCTTTGATCACTGCCGTGAATTTCATGGAAAAACATACCGATAGTGCCATGAGAGCCGAAAAACTCAAAAATAGTATCCTTTCCAAATCCGAAACAGCAACTAAACTAGCTACCGATGCAAATAGAGAATTTGCCAAATCAATCAGCAATGTTAATCGCCTCAGTACAGAAGAACGTCAACGTCTTCGGGAACAAATCAGCGATCGTATAAAATTGACAGAGGCCACATTAAACCAACTGAAAGCCGAACAAGCCGAATTAAAGCAGACTGCAACTAAAGTCGGATTCTGGCAAACACTAAAAAACAGCTTTCTCTCCGGTGGATTTGGTGAACCTTCCGTCAATAATTATGAGAATTTCCAAAAATTACAGCAAAATGATGCCTTAAAAAACGGTCAGGAAGCAGCTGATGAAATGAATGAAAGTATCCAGAAACTCGAAGAAAGTAACGCGTCACTTAAATCTCAATTAGATGATTTTAATGAAACATTTAATGCTGAAATAAACGCTGATAAGATTGGTACTAAAACTATTACAGAACTTCAGGAAAAAGTAAATCTGTATCGTACCGCTTTGGAAAATGCGACCTTACAAAGTGAAGAATATGAACGGATTCAAAATAAACTAATCGCAACTGAAAAACAACTGAATCAGGCAATCAAATCAAGGGACATAAACGATACTCCCCTACCATCAAAAGACAATAAAAATCCACTTCAAAACAAAAAACTAGAAGCCGAACAAAAGCTTGCCACTGCAATCTCTCAAATACGGAAAAAACTTTATCTGGAAAACCTTACAGAATCAGAAAAAGAAATTTTGCAAACTCAACAACAATACAATGAACTAATTGCTCTCTGCCAACAATTCGGGATTGATACAATAGAAGTGTATAATGCATACTCAGAAAAGATAGAAGCCATTATTGACAGAGAACTGGAAAATGAAGTTAGTGCATCCATTGCAGCACAAGACCGAATTAATCAGGCTTTAATGTCTTCCTCGGAACGGGAAAAAGCTAGTGTCAGGCAAAAATATGCGGAATTAATCGCACTTGCTGAACAATATGGAATTGATACTTTGGCTTTAAAAGAAAAAATGGATGAAGAATTAGCCTCCATAAAAGAAGACGAAGAACCACAAGATATATTCGGAATGTCACCCGAAGACTGGGAGGATCTGGAGGGGAAAATAGGAAAGGCGATTCAATTGGCCGGTCAATTAGCTGATATCTGGGGACAATTTAATCAGATTCAGGCCGATAAAGAAAAAAAAGAACTACAAGAATATGAAAGGAGTTGTAACCGAAAAAAAGAACTACTCAATAAACAGCTCAACGCCGGGAAAATAAGCCAGGAACAATATAACGCCCGTACCTCCCAACTGGATGCTGATTTAGAAAAAAAGAAAACTGAGATAGCTAAAAAACAGGCAAAACGTGACAAAGCGCAATCAATTTTTTCGGCTATAATTAGCACTGCTGCTGCAATAGCCCAAGCCCTTCCGAATATTCCATTATCTATTATTGCCGGTATTATGGGGGCTGCACAAATAGCAGTCATTGCCAGTCAGCCACTTCCCGAATATGCAAAAGGTGGTCTAACCGATGGCGCAAAAATGTACATTGCCGGAGAAGCCGGACAGGAATGGATTTCTCCCAACTGGATGCTGAAAGACAAAACAACCGGACCAATTATTCAACAATTGGAAATGGTCCGCTCCGGTATCTTATCTCCGGAACAACTGGCTCCGATCAGACCGGATTTTCAAACTATGTCTGCTATTCCAATGTATGCTTCAGGTGGATTTACATCTACCGGTTCGATGGAAACAAACTATTACACCACAACAACCACTACAAATCAAGATAATGACACATTGATGAATATCAATGAAAATATTAAAATCCTTATTGAATATCTTTCCGATCCACGTAATCGACAAGCAGTTATTTCCAACGATCTATTGCAAAAACACAACGAAGAAATAAACATGATAAATCGTTTAAAAAGGTTGTAATTCAGAAAGATTATAAACAATGAAATTAATACAGTTCTATTTTAGATAAAACACTGCTAATAAACTCATTGTTGTCATCAACTCAAAAAAAATAAAACGGTTTGACTATACTCACCCGGAGGCCCCGCCCTATCACTCAACGCAATTTCACACATACTTTTCAGGAAATATGACAGGTCAGGTCGCGTCCTACTAGACAGCAAAACCGCATAAAAGTCCTACTGTTTCTGCGGTTTTGATTCCGAGAGTTGTGAGCATTTGTATGCAATTGCATTTGCAATTGGTAGGTTGATAGGTCGCAATCACAAAGTATCAAGACAGGGAAACTTGTTTTGAATTTCCTTATTGACAACACCGAGTTTATGCTTCAGATAGATCTCTGTGGTTTGTACCGATGTATGTCCGTTCTGGTCGCGTAGAGCCAACATGTTTATATCGCTGTCTGCTGCCAGTGAATTACCGGTGTGTTTCCAACTGTACAGCTTGTAACTATCCGGCATATTTAATCGGGTCCGGAAACCATTAAAACGGTTCTTCAGATTATTCTTTCCAAGTGGTGTAAGTCCCGGTTTATATTCTTTACCAAACACATAGTAATCCCGGTTGTATTGCTGCAATTGGTAGATATTCCGCAGTTTCAGCATAAAATGTCGTGGAATGGTTGCATAACGTTCCCGATTCGTTTTTGCCCGGAATCGATCCACATTAATCAATCCTCTTGCAAAATCAATATCCCCGATCTTCAATAGTCGTAATTCCTTTCCTGGTCTCAGAAAACAATATGTTTCAAATTCAATGGCCATCCACAATTGTGGGTCATTCTTTGTAATAGCTTCCCGGAATATCTCGATATCCCATTCAGCAACCGGACGCGGTGCCATATCTTTATCCACACCTGAAGGAATATTGTAAACCGGATTCTCCGAGATTTTACCCTGATCTTTTATAAAATCAAAAGCAGAACTTATAATTTGACGATAGTCATTTATTGTACCGGTTGCCAGTTTTTTCTTATTTACAAGATAATTGAAAAACTCCAAGATTAACGCATTATCAAAAGCTGTAATATCAATCTGGCCTTTGTTGGCTTCAGACCATACAGTCAGCATCCGTAATTTACTAACATACGTTTGTATTGTTTTCTCCTCCAGTTTCTCTTTCTTCTTTTCCTCGATATACTGAGATGCAAACATTCGAAAAGTAGCATTAGCAGCCTTTTGGGTACCATATATGTCGGCCACATGTTTATACTGAAGTTGATCTTCATATATAGCTTCAGTATCATCCAGAAAAGGAGTCCACCCCTTCTTCAATTTAACAGTAAGTTCCTGAATAATTTTGTCAGCACGTTCACGCCGTACCGATTCATCCGGATGGGATAAACCGACATGATCCTTAAAACGTTCCATCTTATCCGTCCGGGGATCACGAACAGAATAATAGACAAACCATTTTTTTGACAAATTACCACCTGCATCGTTCAATTTCGGCAGGATCACTATTTTTTTCCTTTTCATGACATCTGGTTTTTAGAGCTTCCCAACATCAAAAACCATTTTTGTCAACTTTTTGTCAACTCCTCAAAAATTTGTCAACTTTAAACAAAAAACGCACT